GAAGATAGTAAGTTATGGCGGTGGGCGCTGTCTCCGGAGCAGCAGGTGTCTAGGATGGGATATTCCTAGATCCGGAACTTTATTTCTTTTAGTGATTCATAATTAGTCACTAGTTTATTATAATCGTATGGTGTTTTAATAAATTCAAGTGGTTTAGATAATTTAAAATCTACTCCTATGATATCATAAAATTTATCATTGTTTGTTTTGATATGATCATAATCAATGTTAACAACAGTATTTGGTAAATTACCCAATAGTTTTTCAATTCTTCTATTAAATCTTAGATTAGCCATATAATCATTGGCAAAAGTTGAATATGGGATTTCGAAAGATTTGGGATTTTCAATCCAATTTTTGGTATTTTCAAAATAAGCAAATTGATTTAGATAGCTTGCAACTTGATTGCTTATTACTAAATCAAAAATATTTCTGGTCACATAAATTATGATAAAATCTCTTGGAACTTGTAGTAAATTTTGTTCATTATGACAGTGATATATGGTGTTGTTCTCATAATTCTCAATGATATTTTTTTGTTGAAAATTAATAAAAAAATTCAAATTATTCGATATTTTTGATTTAACATACTCATTGAGTAGAAAACAACATAATTGACTTCCTGCCCTGCCATTTGATATAACAATATAATTGAAATTCTCCATAAAAATATTTATTGTTAGCTTTTTTGAAAATAAATACATTAGCAGAAGGAAATCAACAAATGCTAATGGATAAAGATAAGTTTTGGGATGCTTTTGAAAGTTGCGATGAGAAGACAATCGACGCATGTTTACAGCCATTAAATGATGCAATGGAAGAATTTGAAATTAATACTCCAGAGCGAATGGCAATGTTTCTAGCACAGTGCTGCCACGAAAGTTCATATTTTAGAATTACTAAAGAAAATTTAAACTATAAAGCAGAGGGTCTAATGAAGATCTTTCACAAGTATTTTGATGATGAAGATACTGCTAACGAATATGCTCATAATCCAGAAAAGATTGCTAATCGTGTTTATGCTAACCGCATGGGCAACGGCGATGAGGGTTCGGGCGATGGGTGGAAGCATTGCGGCAGGGGCTTTATTCAGTTAACTGGTAAGAGTAATTACGAAGAATGTGGCGAAGCTTTGGGCAAAGACCTTAGTGAAGATCCACTATATCTGACTACTCCAGAAGGTGCTGCTCGTAGTGCTGGTTGGTTTTGGCAAAAGAATGATCTTAACAAGTATTCGGATGCAAGTGATATTTTAACTTGTACAAAACGTATCAATGGAGGAACCATTGGGCTTGCAGAGCGTACAGAGCTTTGGGAAAATGCATTAAAGGTCTTTAAGTCTTAAATATAATACAACACGGAGATAAGAATGAGTGAACAGATGATTGAAACTGCTAAAGTAGTGATGGCTGACCATTTCAAATTTTATCTCCGTGCTCACAACTATCATTGGAATATCGAAGGTCCTGATTTTTATCAGTATCATATATTACTTGAAAAAATATACGAGGATGTATTTGAAGCAGTAGATACTATTGCCGAACACATTCGTGCTATGGGATCATATGTACCTGGCAGTTTAGGACGTTTTGCAGAGCTTAGTAAAATAGGTGATGAACGTGAAACTCCCGACGCTTTAACTATGTTTCACAGACTATATCAAGATAACGAAACAGTATTGTATAATGTACAAGTTGCTTACAACGAAGCTGAAACAGCAGGCAATCATGGCTGGAGTAATTTTTTAGCTGAGCGTCAATCTGCTCATAAAAAGCATGGATGGATGATTAAATCGACTTTAGCTGGACGATAGTATATAATTAAATCATGATATTTAAAAATGATCCATATAAACATGGATATTATCAAGTCAATATTCATCGAACTTTTAGTAAACTTGAAGCAATTGAATTGCAAAATGTCACTGGATATTGGCCACAGTGGCATTTCAATGACGACATATTTGCTGCTCAAAATTGGCAGCAAGAACCATCATTAGACTTATATGAATTGTATAAAGCTCGCTGTCGTCAGATAAGATCAGCATATGATTATGTTGTGCTATTCTATAGTGGTGGTAGTGATAGTGTAAACATATTAACTGCATGGATTGATGCGGGGTTAAAAATAGACGAGATCGCAACTGTATGGAATCTTGAGGGTTCTAAAGATCGTGATGATTATATGAACGCCGAAGTTGATCGTGTTGTACTTCCTGGTATCAAGCGATTGCGTGATAAGGGGTTGGAGTTTAAGTTTAGATTAATTGATATCACTGAGCATACCGAGTCATTTATTAAGAGTGTGGGTGAAGATTACAATTATTATGTCAATAATCACTATAGTCCCAATAACATAATAAAAAGCCAATTTAGAGAACGCATTGAAGATTATCGTAATCTAATTGATCAAGGCAAATCAGTTTGCTTTGTATGGGGCAGTGAAAAACCTCAGATATTTCCAGATGGAGATAAGCATTACTTGCAGTTTTTTGACATTATGGACAATTGTGTTACTCCTTATGCTCAGCAGCGTGTTGCTCAAGGTTGGTATGATGAGTTATTCTATTGGACTCCTGATCTACCTGAGATGATTGTTAAGCAAGCACACGCATTGTTGAAGTTTGCCGAAACATGTGACCTACATGAATTTTACCAAACTAAACCTAATCGGTATGGATTTAATAGAAGATTGAAACAGTATATTACAAGTGCCGCAGCTAAGATTATACTGTATCCAAAATGGGATCCAACTACATTCAATAATGGCAAACCAACCAATGTTGTATTCAGTGAGCGTGACAGCTGGTTTTGGAATGGCAATAGTGATGGACAAGCTATTTTGAATCCATTGAACAAGCGTTACTTTGATACGTTGGGCAGCAACTGGATCAATGATGGAATTAATCCACGTAGTGGAATAAAAGGTCACTGTAGTCAAAAATATTATCTAAATTAATTGACATTATCAGCAAAAGCATATATAGTAATGATACTAAACGGAAGGGTGGCTGAGAGGCCGAAAGCACTCGGTTGCTAACTGAGCGAGGGTAGCGATATCCTCCGTGGGTTCGAATCCCACCCCTTCCGCCATCATTTTGGAGTATTAATGAAAAAGCTTATTGTGTTATCAGCACTAACATTGTCACTTGCAGGTTGTGCAGATGCACATCGTAGCTATCCTGCTATTGTAGTTGAAGAGCGTCCTATCCCATCATATTATTATGAGCGAGCACCTATTATTGTTCCTGTTGATCGCGGATATCTTCCCCCGCCTCGTTACGATGAGCATCGACAAGTTGAAGAGCGTCATATGCCAACTCCAGCTCCTCGTCCATATAACTTGGAGCAGCGCCCGCAGACACGTCATACTTGTGACCCGCATCGTGATCACGAATGTAAGGCAGTGAGGTAAATTGACAAATTTTCCTGTTAAAACCGCAACTGGCTGTAGACTTAAATGGGGTTACAGCACAATTTATCTAAGTCGTTCATCAACTGCTAGTTGCCACAGAGTCAGACACGATAAACTAACTCTTGAGAATTTTATGGATTTTCATAATCTTCCCCGTAAGATTGCAGATCGTGAAATGATGTTGGAAGGAAAATGGCCTGGCGGTGGTTGTGAGTATTGTAAGAACATTGAAGATGCAGGTGGGTATAGTGATCGCCAATTGCATCTAACTACGCCATTTGAGCATATGACTGTTAAAGAGCTTTTGACTGATCCTACAGCAACTCGAGTAACTCCTCGTACATTAGAAGTTTATTTCAATAATACTTGTAATCTCAAATGCATTTACTGTGGTCCATGGTTTAGCAGTAAGATTGCTGCTGAACTTAAAAAGCATGGAAGATTTGGTGACGAAGCCTACTTTGAAAAGTATGACGAATGGAAAATGAATTCTGAGTATGATCAAATGGTCAAGCTGTTATTTGAATGGCTGGCACTGAATCATAAAGATATTACAACATTTCAAATTCTAGGTGGAGAACCTTTCCTTCAGAAAGAGTTTGATATGACTTTGGATTTCTTTGAAGAGCATCCCAGTCCCAATCTTGATTTTAACATTGTAACTAACTTAACTGCTGATGACAAGCGTATGGATCATTTTATCAGCAGATTTGAACAGTTGATTGGTAAGCGTAAGCTTAAGAATCTACAGATTACTGCCAGCTTAGATTGTTGGGGTCCACAAGCTGAATATATCCGCAGTGATTTAGATTTGGCACAGTGGGAACGTAACTTTGAAAAGTTAGTTAACAAGAAGTGGATACGTATGCAGGTCAATCATGCTATTAATGTATTAAGTGTCAAATACATGCCTGACCTATTACGACGTATGCAAAAATGGAATGAGATTAATACTGTTTATAACAACTTCATGACAGTACAATGGCCGCCTTATCTAAATCCTGATATCTTTGGTCCTGGATTGTTTGATGATGATTTTGAATCATTTGATAGTTTAATGTTGAATACAGTTCCTTACCATGAGAATACAAAGAAGTATATGCAGGGAATTAGATCACAAGTTGCTAATAGCAAACCTAATATACCGCAGATCAAAAGTCTTAAGAGTTTTCTAGACTCAATTGATCAACGTCGTAATAGAGATTATAAGCCGTTGTTTCCATGGTTGGATGCAGAATTTGAAAAATATCTTTGAGGATTATATGAAAAAGACTTATATTAACTGGGAATCAATGGATCAACTGTGTACTAAGCTTGCACTAGATGTTCTTAAGAGTGGGTTTAAGCCTGATTATATTGTTGGTATTACCAGAGGCGGGTTAACTCCCGCAGTGATTCTAAGCCATATTCTTGAAGTTCCAATGTATGCACTTAAAGTATCATTGAGAGATGGCGTTGAGGATGACTGTGATCATAATTGTTGGATGGCAGAAGATGCAATGGGATACAATACAGATCCTGTAAACATTCTTATTGTCGACGCTATTAACGATAGCGGAGCAACTATTGCTTGGATTAAGCAGGATTGGCCCGGCAGTTGTTTGCCTGCCAATGAGAAATGGAATTCTTGTTGGGGTACTAATGTTCGGTTTGCAACGGTAGTTAACAATCTTGCCAGCACAGAAACTGTAGGATACGCTGCAATGGAAATCAATAAAGCAGAAGACAATGCTTGGATTGTGTTTCCTTGGGAGCATTAACTGTTACATAATTTGTAACAAAAAAGAAGGTTGACAGAATTTAGTAAACTTGTATATTAGTAATTGCTAGTATGGTGCTATGCAAAAACAACCTTTTGGATAAGGAAATAAAATATGAGTAATACGCAATATATAAATTTTGGATACCCGCAAGTTGTTACACAGAAGTTTGGTCAAGATCTTGAACTAATCTTAGGTCCAAAAAATAGTCGTGTTGATTATCGAGAACTTACTCAAAAAGATGTAGCTGATAGGCTTGAAAAAATTCCAGAGAAACTTTGGACACCTCTTACCCGCAGTGGCATGCTTAGTCTATTGGATTCTTGGATTCTTGCACTCGATGAGTTGGCTGATAGTAAGGCACTATGGGGTGTAGATTTTCCACTTATGAACATTACTCCAATGGAGGGTGTTGAGCGTCAACCAGTTGAAAAGCTTTGGCTTAATTTCGGTAGTCAACGTATTCTTTATTTTCGACATTGTATTGGAATTGTTTTTAAGTTTGATCCATGGTCAGTGTTTAATGCCATTGGCAGAATGGAAACTAGTGGTGAACGAGCATTTATCAATGATGCACAGCATCGCAGCGTAGCATCATTATTTTTTGGTGTTCGTTATATCGCTATGCAGTATAGAATTTCAGATGATACTACTGTAGATATTGATCAGTTCTGTGCCTGTAATGTTGATAATCTTCCTTCAGAGCCATACGACAATTATCGTAATCGCTCTACTAGAGCAGAGCAGTATATTGCAGCTGGAAAAAAGCCCTTCAAAGAAGATCAAGAAATGCTTGATATTAAACATTGGGCAAATCGTTGGGGTATTAATATTTGCCGTGCAAAGGACCCAAATGCTAGTGCTAACAGGGGTATTAGTCATATGGGAGATATCTTAAAGTCAGCTCGTATGGGTATTGAAAATATGGATATCGCTGCCGCAGTTATGATTTCTTCTTACGGCAATCAAACTATTAAGTCAGCTAACTTGTTGGGGCTAACATATTTGTTTAGTCAGCAAGATCATCGGTGGACCTTAGTAGATAAGGATCCAAAGAAAAACTTTCATGGTGATTACATTGGCGGTCAGTTAGTAAACAAAAATCTTCGCGAACTATCTAATGTTATTGATAGGCATTTTGGTACAGCTTCTGAATCTTTACATTCAACTTGTAAAAAGGCTGTAAATGACGAATATGGTAAAGGTAATGGCATTGGTCCTGAGATCAAAGTAAGTCATGCTATCTATCATGTCTTTACAAAGTTTGCTAGGGAAGAATTTAAAAATTCAATGACTGCTCCGAAGAACAAGTATGGCGAAACCATTAGGGTTCATGATTGGCTAGTTCGATGACTGTGGTTGAAATTAATCAACTTATTCTGGAGAACGAACTTCGCCCATATAGACTGCCAGATGGAGTTACTTATTTGAATGGTGATTATCATCTAGCAGTTATGGAAGGTCGTATAGACTTAAAAATGCTTCGCTGTATCGAGTACAGCAGGCAAGCTGAATACGACGCAACTCCCGAGGAGCTATACAGTATAGCTCCTGACTACTTCGGTGACCGAAAGGTATGTTGGGGTTTAGGTTTTAATCGAGTAACTGATGACTTGTATCATCTTCCTGGGTTGGATCATAAAATCCCTCAGGCAAAGAAAGGTGCAAGCACCATAGATAACTTAGTGTTTGTCCCACGTATCTATAATATTTGGAAACGTGATATGCTAAAAGAAGAATGGCTACATTTTAGAGAATGGATGAATAATCATCTAGAATGTTGACAATAAATAATAGTATGCTATTATAACAATAAGGTCTCTTAGCTCAGCTGGATAGACTTCTACTTTTTCAGTAAAAAGTATAAATACAACTGGAGAAGTAGATGGACTATTCTAAGATATACAATTCTATAATTAATAATGGAAAGAATAGACCACGTGATGAAAATATATATTATGAGTCTCATCATATAATCCCAAAATGCTTGGGTGGGAATGATAAAAAAGATAATTTAGTTCTTTTAACAGCACGAGAACATTTTATATGTCATCTTTTATTAGTTAAAATGTATCCATCACATCACGGATTAGTTAAAGCTGCTAATATGATGTGTTCATATAATCAAACTATGTCAGAAAGAATTTCTAATAGAAGATACGAATGGTTTCGAGTTAAATTATCAGTCGCTATGTCTGAGATGATAGGCGAGAAAAATAGTTCATTTGGATCAAGTTGGATTCATAATAAATCAATGAAACAATCAAAAAAAGTTGACAAAAACCTTGTAGAGTTGTATATTAATAAAGGTTGGGAAAAAGGTAGGGTTGTTAATTGGAATCCTAAAATTTCATCATGTAAACTATGTAGTAAAGATTTTCTTTTGAAGACAAAAGAACTTTTTTGTTCAGAAGAATGTAAAGAAAATAGTAGAAACCCAATGTTTGGGAGAGAAGAAGAGTTTAGAAACTTGTATGCTAAACATAAAAGTATGAACAAAGCACTGAAAGAAATGGGATTCAAAGGTGCAATGGGAAGCTGGTATGTTGCAGCAAAAGAATTGGTTCGGTAGCCGAGGGGAGCTTCTACCTCCCTAATCGTAACAGGAGCTGCAAATGGGGGTTCGAATCCCTCCCGAATCGCCACTTTTAAGAGGTTGTTATGGCAGAACACTCAACTAACATTACAATTGGTATCGCCGAACTTGAAACATTGGTCAAGTGGATTAACACTATGGATCCACAGCCGCATGTGGTCAAGATTGTTGCCATAGACACTGGCATCGGTACTCATTACCGTGCTGAAATTGAAACTACAGAAGGTGAAGGTCGCTTTAAAGACCTCACAGATTATGAGAACTGGTAATGACTGATCGAGTTGCAGAATTAGAAGCGGAAGTTGCACGGTTGCAGGATATTGTAACTAGAATGGGTCGCATTTATAAACATCTGAATCCAGAAAATCATCCTGGAGTATATTTTATTCATGGATCTTTAGGATCATATGATGAGAATGGCATGCCAGAACGATTGATGGTAGTGCCTGCTTATGGCGTCGACTTTAGTTATATCTATCAACGCACAGACAAGACAACAGGTCCAGAATGGTAACGTCAATACAATTACCTTGTGAGCATTGGGAGCGTGATCTTCTAATTCAAGAAATTAAACGCCTACAACAGTATGAGTCTATGGTCCACTACATTGCCAATGACTATATCGAGTTGAGTTATGAAAAGGCTCAGTGGCAGCGTGATGATTGGCGCAAGCGTTGCCGCAAGACTATCGCTGAAGCATACCCGGAGGAAAAAGATGACTGATAATCTTGTGAAGTGGCTGCGTTCTGGGGGCGTTGCCGAAATGGACAAAGTCGCTGACCACATTGAAAAATTGAAAGAGCAGAAAAATATTTATTCTGACGCTTTTACCAAGGCTATTTCTCGCATCAAGGAGTTAGAGGATGTGCTTAGTATCATGGTTGAATATAGACCAGTTACCGTTGAAGATCTTAAACGTGCTCGCAGAGTATTGGAGGCGAAGATGACTTATTATGAAGAGGGTTTCCGCAAGATGGCAGACGATTGGCAAGAAAGGCGAACCGCAGAAGCACCACTAGAGTATACTGAGAATTATGGACAAGGTTCAGAACCGTGGCTAAAGGGAGATGAGGAATGAACGAGCGTATCGAAGAACTTGCTAAACAGGCTGTATATGAATCATACAAAGAAGGCTGTATTGATCAGAACAAGATAGTATTGGAAAAATTCGCCGAGTTAATCGTGCGGGAATGTGCTAGATGTGTCACCCAACCTACTATCCAAGCAGCAGGACAGACTGAGTTTTCTATGAAAATATTACAAGATGTTTTGGCGAATGATATGAAGGCATACTTTGGAGTAAAAGATGTTTAGGTTCCACTTCGCATTAAAGAATCCCTTCAAGATTGAGTTATTCTATGCGATGAAGGAGGAAACAGAGGAATGATACACATTAGAGAAGAGGGTGAAGATGTCCGAACAGGATTTAATTTTTATCCTAAGGGTAGTAATCAAGTAGGGTTCGTTTTTAGATTGGGCAAGTTCATTGCCTGTGCCAGATACAATAAGCATCTTGGTAAGTTTAAGATCAACCGTTGGAGTTAAGTAATGAGACTGGGAACACCGTTTGAAGCATTACACGAAGCGATGTCTGCTGCTGCACATCGTGACATGTCAGATATTACATATGAGGATAGGGATTGGGATGCTTGGCGTAAGTTGTCCAAAGAGGAACAGGGTGTAGCAATGAAGACTGACACGGTTCCTCGTGTCAGTAAAATACGCCGGCCGATGAGCGACGAACTTGAAGTCGTCATGTTCCCGCAGACTTGGGGTAGTACTGCAACAGGTTATGGCGGTTTAGGCGGCGCTGCTATGACTCCTGCTTATACCATCATTGTCAGTTTCCATTTACATACTTATTGTGTATATTTTGGCTGTGGCAGGCTTGCATATAAACTTGAGTATATTAATATGAGTAAAGAAGGTCGTGAGAATTTCTTTATGGATATGTCCAATCGCAATATGGCATCAGTTGCTAAGAGTGGGAAATACACATGACATTCCAAACAATTATGACTGTTATCGCCATGCATTGGGTTGCAGACTTTGTGCTGCAAAGTGATTGGCAAGCTAAGAACAAGAGCAAGAATAACTTAGCCCTGCTACTACATGTCACAATCTACACAGTATGTTTGGCAGTGTTTGGATTTGTTTTTCTTCCATTGGATAGCTCAACAATTAAACTATGGGTGCTGGCTAACGGTGCTGCTCACTTTGCTGTAGACTATGTTACCAGCAGGATTAACACTTATCTTTGGAACAAAGGTCGTGTTCATGACTTCTTCGTAATGGTAGGGTTCGATCAGGTAATTCACTATGCCTGTTTGTTTGGATCTCTCACTTATTTAGGAGTTATCTGATGATTTAATAAAAATAATTAGGTAATCCAATTGAAGTTTGCTATACTAGTAAAGTAAAGAGTAAATGATTTACTCACTAACAAAAGGAAATAGATATGTCTAAGAATTTTAAGCCTTTCACTACGCTCACTGTTCCTCAGGTTACTTTCCTCGAAGGTCATCTTCGTGGAACAGGTCGTCAGATGTCCGAAGCTCAGGCTCGTGCAACATATGGCATTATGAACCTGCGTGCTCGTATGAGTGATCTACGTGCTGCTGGTCTTAAGGTCCGTGTACAGAAGAACACGGAAGGCAAGGCTGCTTATGCAGTTAGTGCTCGTGATATCTCAGGCAGCCGAGCTGCTGTATTTGCTATCTAAGTATAAAGAATCTGCGTGTAACTTATAATTACAGCAATAACTGATCCTTCCAAAGCAAGGTAGATAGTAAAAATGGCAGATTTTAATTAGTCTGCCATGTCATTGACTAAATATGTGCCTAACAAGGACTAGTCAATGAAAAAAATTCTATTAGCAATTGGCATATTAGTTGCTGCAACTACTACAAGTTTTGCATGGACTCAGCGTGCTCCATTTCCACCAGCTCAGTGTGCTGCTCTTGCACCATTCGGAGCTCCTCAGGTAACTAAGCCAGATGCAACATTGATCTGTCGCCAAGGTTACTTTACACTACACGATAACGTAGCTAAGATTCCAGTTTGGACCACATGGGTTGTAACTCCAGCTACAGTAAATGGTTGCGTTCCTCGTAGTAATGCTTTCGTAGCAGATGCTAGTTTGCCTGCAAACAAGCGTAGTGATCCAAAAGATTATGCTGGTAACGGCTATGATCAAGGACATATTGCCAACGATGCTCATCAGTCATATGATCAGCAGGTTGAGTTTGAGTCATTTCTAATGTCAAACATGAGTCCACAGCTGCCAGGACTTAACCGTGGTATTTGGAAGTTACTTGAATCAGCAACCGGTGCATGGACATTTACACGTCAGCATACATTGTTGATTTATGCTGGTAATATCTATAACACAGCTTCAGACAAGAAGATTGGACCAGATGCAGTTGATGTTCCCGATGCTTTCTTCAAGATTGTCATTGATGAGCAGACTAAGGAAGTTCAGGCATTCCTATTTCCTCACAAGGAGAATCAGGGTAATGATCTCAGCGTAGTACAGGTAACTGTTGCAGATGTTGAGAAGGCTTCTGGCATTGTATTTGCTCTTCCTCCAGGTGCAAGCAAGACAGTTAAGGCTCCATTATGGGCAATTGACTTTAAGGCTGTTGCTGCTGATAAGAAGGCCAAGTGCAAGGGTGCTCCAGGCACTGACTAAATAATACATGAACGGTAGATTCCTGTATTTTGCTTATGGCCACAATACCAACGATGAAGATTTTCTTCATCGTTGTCCCCATGTAAAGAAGATGGGCAAAGCTGTAGCTCCAAATTTTGAAATGGTCATGCGTAATCATGCTGATCTAGTTCAAAAAGATGGTGAAAAAGCATATGGTGTACTATGGGCTATTAAATCTGGTGATGAAAAGAAACTGGATTATGATGAAGCATTTGGTAAAAACTATACACATGATATTATTGAAGTTATGTTTCATGGTCGTTTATATAAAAGCCTAACATATGTTATGATTCCCAATGCCGAAGCAGCAATGCCAATTGATAGAAAATATCTAAATGTTGTGCATATGGGATATAAAGAAAACAATATTCCCATTGAACAGCTTCATCGTGCTGTTAAATCACGAGTTTATAAACTTAAATTAGATAATGATTGATTAGATTTTATAATTTTGCTATTATTAATCTATGGACACACTTAAACATCTAAAACTCCGCCACCAGCTACTAGCTGATCTCGTAGAAGATATGGAACGAGAAAACTTAAAGCATTTTGATGCTGAACACGATTTTCTTGTTCAGCTAAAGAAAGAAAAGCTTAGACTTAAAGATGCTATTGCAATGTTAGAGTATCAGCTCAGTAAGAAAACTTAAACTATCTTTAGAATTCTTTTGAGGAGATATATGGGGAAGTAGACTGGCATCATTTCTTGCAATTAGTGCTCGTGTTATATCCCCATTCATAATCTGTTGTTTGGCGCTGTCTAAATCAAGCTGCAATATAGTTTTGAAAATTTCTAAATCACGCAATGGAGTATATGTTAATGTATTTCCAAGATGCCAATGTTGAAAATCATTTACTGTGATATTACAAAGATACATTGTTAACATTTGACGATTTTTAAATATTAATCCATCCATATACTGTTGTAGAAATAATTTTTGATTTGATTGCTTGCTAAAGTAATCAAAATGTATGCAGTTATTGAACACAGGATCTCTCAATAGTTCAGGTATCTCTGTTTTAAAATAACTTAGAAATGCATTTGCAGTAGATGGACTGCGTAACATAAACTCATCTCCAGGAGTGCCAGAAACTAATACTGCGGCTGTTGTCCAGTGGTGTATTTGATTATATGCCCAGTTATTTTGAATTGTATGTTTATTCTGTAACCAAAAATGATCAAATTCAAAATGAAGATAGTTCATTAATTCAAAATTATCAGTATATCGTTTAATATAACTGTACAACAACATAGAATCCAACCCGCCAGTTAGAAAAACTTTGAGTGGTAACGTATTACTTTTAACAAAGGTTTCAATCTTTTTAGATAATATGCTGTCGATAATTTCAACTGCTTGAACAATATTAATTGTATCAGTTGAAATGTTACCGATAATATTGAATGTTTTAGTTGTTACCGAAAGATCAGTATCTGCGGTAATGAGTACATTTGCGCCTGCTATATTTTTTAATTGTGTAAGATTGGTTATTTCATCTTCATTATAGTAGATTGGAAAGCTACGACAAACATCGCTTTTAATTTTGATAGAGTTGCCAATTTGAATAATGCAGAAGTTACCTTTATATGTGGGTGTTTCTTCATTGACGATTGCTGCTAATTTTTGATATAAATGTCCATCATCTAAATATCCTTTGTAGATAATATCAACGCAACCAATTACAGCAGATTGCCATCCTTCATCCAAATTAACATAAATGGAACCATATTGTTTAACATTTGAAAAATTTATTTTGGGAGTTTTAGATATGGAAAAGAACATTAAAATATATAGCTTGACATTTTATGCGGCTACTGTATAATGATATTATCATTCATAGTGGGGATTGTTATGGATCAGAAAACTAAACGCATCTTAAAGAAAACAATTATTAATCTTAGTAAGTTGTTTACTTTTGCAACTAGTTTTGTTATCTATATGATTGCTTGTTTTTGGATATCTCATCAGACTACACTATTATTTATCACTTGACATTGTTTCTTTCTATTGTATAATTGTTTATACAATGGAGCATCAAATGCATCTTGAGAAGGCTTTTCTAACTACTACTCGCTATAGCAGCAAGAAGAAGAAATCAAATTCAAAGCGTGTTGCTGAATCTGATGCTAAACACAATGCCTGGTTGGCAAAGCAAGGTCTTACTCCCAATCAGATTCAATTAAAGAAGGCGTTTGTAGGCAATGTTAGAATCAATGACACTAATTATGATTTGGTTCGTAATACCACTAAACTTAGTAATAACCTTCATGTTACTGGTGGATTCAAAAAAGATGTCATAACCAATATGCATAAAGAATCACCCGAGGTGCAGAAGGAAATTATGGCTAAAGCTGCTAGAACTGCACCAGCGTATTCTAAAGGTGCATACCAATATATTACTCCTGGTGCAGATCTGTCAGATGTCGGTAAGAAGAAATGAAGAAAGAACTTCTCAAACATTTTGATCTAATGGGTAAAGAAATTGCTAAAGGATCATTTGTTGTTGCAGAACTAAACAAGTATCGTAGTTTTGAATTATGTGTTATAGATAAGGTCAATCCAAAAATGCTTAGGGTCAGATCTATCTCAACAAACAAATGGGGTAGGTATTATATTACCAATAAGTATCCTGCTGAGATGATGGTAGTTGACAACGAAGAAGATATCACAATGTATATTCTTCGAAACTCCAGTAAATGAATATTGACTGGCATATTTAGATATATTATATTAATACAAAGAATAGGAAGACTATGAATCCCGCATACGAACTCTTTCATAAGCAAGCAGAATCTAACAAGCAACTGTATACTCTATTACGATTTGCATCTAAGTGCAACAATGTAACAGCTTTTACTATGGATTCACTTGAACCTATTAGTGCATTTCTTTCAGCACAATGCGAAACTATTCGATTGTATACTGTTGGAAATTCATCTAATATTAATGCAAAAGTTTTAGACAATTGTAAAGACATTGCATCAAATTTAAAGATTAATTTTAAGATTGATCAGATGAATGAGAAGATCGAATCTACAGATCTATTGTATATCAATACCCCTGCTGAAGGGAATTACCGTGCAACAGAATTGATGAAGTTTGCATCTAAGGTCAGCAAGTACATTATTCTTCCAGATACAGTTGCTTATGCACACAAGCCAAATGATAAGATTAAGTTAGCTGACGGCATAAGTCCAATTGGTGTAGTATTTGGCATTAATCATTTCATTCAACATAATGATAATTGGTTTATTTTGGAGCATGATGAGATTTCTCCAGGAATGACTGTGTTAGTTAATAAGGATAATGTATCATGCTAAATCAAAAAGAACATCAAGCAATGATAATGTTTGATCGTTTGCTTATGGCAGCAGAAGAGAATGAAACTGTTGCTGACCTACTTGATCAAACACTTAATGTTGCAAGAATGCTTGATCCGCGAGCTGATGAAAAGATAATTTATGGTCCTCTTCAACGTATGCATTTTGAATGGCAACAGGCAAAGTATCGGTTAGACAGTCTAGAAAAGAAGCTAGATCATTATCTTAATAATCAAAATCGTTATGGTGGAATTTATAGCAGTACTGGTAACCAGTACCGCAGCGGTACTGGTACAGGATATGCAACGTCTGGTGTTGGAACTTGGCCATCTAATCCAGGGTTTGGTGATATTGGAATGAACGAATATGTACAAAATCCACTTAGTTCGACTGAAATAAAATCAATTATTAATCATATGAATAATTCAACATCTGCTATTAATACTGCTGATCCTAAACAGGATGCTAAGTAATCTACATGGCAAAAGAAGAATTATTGAAGATAGAAGGAGTTGTTTGCGAGGTATTATCAAATGGAATGTACAGAGTAAACATTAACGAAAATATCATTGTTGCATATATTAGTGGTAATATTCGAAAGAATAGAATTCGTGTATTGCAACATGACAGAGTTGAAGTTGAAATGAGTCCATATGACCTTACAAAAGGCAGAATTACTTACCGGTACAAATAATGGCAGTCATTAACATTACAGAATCAGCAAAAAAGCATATTGTTAATGTGCTTAATAATGTGGATAAACCTTATCTTGTATGGGGCCTTAAAGGCGGCGGATGTGCAGGATTTGAATACTTCTGGGAGCCTGCAGATGAAGAGCTCTATACTAAGAATGGTACTCCAGAACGAGATGAAGTTATCGAACTTGCAGAAGGCAAGAAGCTGATCGTTGACTGTACTAGTTTAGTTTATACATTAGGCAGTACAATTGATTATAAAGTTGATCTGATGAGTAGTCAACTAGTAGTTGATAACCCTAATTCAAAAGGCGGATGCGGCTGCGGTACTTCTATTTCTTTTTAGGGAATTTTTTACCACGTCTTGACTCTGCAAGTTTCTGCTTAGATTCGTCACTCCATTTTCTCCCAACAATGCCTATTTTAGATTCTGATTGTTTTCTTTTCCATTCTTCAGACCTTACAATTTTACCTTTTAATGATTGAGATATTTTTAATCGAGTTGTGTCAGATACTTCTCTGCCTGTAAGTGTTTTTGATATCTTTTCTTTAATTTCATCTGACATCTTTTTACCAAATCTATGATTTTTTGCACCTAGTTGTGATTGCGTTAAATTTAATTTATGATTATCTGTAAATATTCTGCCTCTCAAAGATTTAGAAATTTTTTCTTTTTGTTCAAGTGAATTAGGATGACCCGAAGTTCCTTCTCCACCATCAGTTAAATTTCTAAGTATACCTGTGTTATTATCCTTGCGCCCATACCACCTAATCATACGTCGTTCTAAAGCCAAGGCTCCTGTATTTGTTAAATTATTTTCTAATATTATAATTCTATATTTGTCATTGGGTATTTTGAGTCCGGCATGTTTTTGTCAGGCACGATTGCCTTTACCTTTGCCAATATAATAAGGAGTAAGATCTTTCTTACGAAGATAGGCGTATACGTAGTAAATATACATGCTGTTGCTCCTCAAAGCAGTAGAGTAGTTGGGATTGCCGTCCGCGAACTACAAGTTATTTAGCCTTCTAAATTGTAAATAAAGTCAAACCCACTACTTTAATAAATACAAAGTAGTGGAGATTCTTGATGTCAAGACAGATAATTAACGTCGGTGCGACTCTTAATGATGGTACAGGTGATGACCTCAGAGACGCATTCATCAAGGTTAACAATAATTTTACTGAATTATATGCAGGCGGCTTAAGCGGCAGTAACATTACTGTACGCAATAATACCATTTCAACATTTCAAAATAGTTTGATATTAAGTTCAGTTGGAACTTTACCTGTCATATTCAATGCAAATAATACAGTTTCCATATCTAATACATTTGCCAGCACTAGTACTACCACAGGCGCATTAGTTGTTGCTGGTGGAGTTGGCATCGGCAGTACCTTAAATGTTGCTGGAAACATAAATTCTTCTATTATAAAAACAACAACAGGAATTTATAGTCCTGGATATTATTATTCAAATGGAATGCCATTTGTCAGCAGCAGTTATGGTGATTCAAATGTTGTTGCTATATTAAATTCAATTGGAAATTTATCAGCAAGTTATTTCAATGCCACAGCAGGCATTTATAGTCCAGGATATTTTTATTCTAACGGCACTGCATTCATTGGCGGTGGAACATCTTCTGGCTTAAATATTATGGACGGAGGCACAGCTTCCACAGTTTTTGATTTTACTGACAAAATTATAGATGGGGGCGGAGCCTAAAAATGTCAACACAGATTAAATTTAGAAGAGACAGCAGTACTAACTGGGCAACGGTCAACCCAACATTAGGTTCAGGTGAGCCTGGTTTAGAAACAGATACTGGCAAGGTAAAAGTTGGTGACGGATCGACATCATGGAATTCATTGAATTATATATTCAATGGTTATGGTGCATCTTACAGTAACGTAAATGTTTCTCAATATCTCCCAACATATACTGGTAATTTAAAAGCAGGAAATGTTAATGCAGTCGCTGCTGTTTATAGCCCTGCTTACTTCTATTCCAATGGTGTTGCATTTATTGGCGGCGGCGGCGGAACAACTTATTCTAATGCTAATGTTGCTGCTTATCTCCCAACTTATTCTGGAAATGTTAATGCTGCTAATTTAATTGGCAGTGCTGCTGTATACGCTCCTGCATATTATTTTGCAAATGGTACTCCTTTTACATCTAGTAATTATGGAAATACACAAGTCGCTGCATATCTCCCAACTTATTCAGGTACTTTGTCAGGAACTATTGGCTCAATAAGTGCTAATTTAAATGTTGGCGGTAATTTAACAGTAACTAATACTGGATATTTTGGTTCAGGATCTCCATTAACCTTAACAAATCCACTTATAGTTCTTACTAGTAATTTTAACAATACCACACAATTACAGATACAAAATCAAAATTCTGGTACAAATGCCAGTGCTGACTTTGTTGCTACTGCACCAAATGGAACTGATACTTCAAACTATATTGATCTTGGTATCAATGGCAATGGCTACAGTGTAGGCACATGGGGAATCAGTGGTGCGAATGATGGATATCTTTACATTGACGGCGGCATATTAACCTTAGGTACAAGCACTGTTGGTAAGTCAGTATTAATTCATACTGGTGGAACATTAGCAGCTAATATAGTTGCAACATTTAATGCTTCGGGAACAGCAGCTACTTCTACATCAACTGGTGCTTTAGTACTTGCTGGTGGTTTAGGTATTACTGGCAATGTTGTTGCATCTGCAATTCAAAATACTCCAATTGGAAACGGAATTGCATCAACTGGCACATTTACTACAGTATCAGCTGGTACTATTGGTAACTCAGGTGCAGTATTAACAGGAACACTTTCAACCGCAGCTCAAACTAATATCACAAGCTTAGGCACATTAACTGGATTAACTAGTTCTGGTATTGTTAATGTTACAAATCCTACAAATACAGTAAGTGCATCAACTGGTGCTGTTACTGTGTCAGGTGGTGTTGGTATTCAAGGTAACTTATATGTTGCTGGAAATATCTATGCAAGCAATTTAAATTACGTAAACACATCAACTTTATCAGCTAGTGCTCCAATTGTTCAACTTAATCCCAGCAGCACTTATCCTTACAATTATGAAATTGGTATGTATAGTAATATGGTTGGCAGTTCGAGCAACGTACTTGCTTATACTGGCTTTGTAAGAAACCATGTTGACAATGTATGGTATCTATTCAGTAACATTGGAGCTCCAACTGGCAGTACATTTAACTTTGCAAATGCTTCATTAATATATGATACTATTAAATCAGGTGGACACATTTTAGCCAATACAACTGCTGCTGTTAGCCCAACAACTGGTGCATTAACTGTAGCAGGCGGCGCGGGCATAGCCGGGGCAGTTTACGCTAATAACTTCAATGGTGTTAGTGTATATGCAGGTACCATTGGTAATACTGGAGCAGTATTAACTGGTACATTAAGTGCAGGTGCTCAGAATAATATCACATCTGCAACTGGCGTTACTGCTGTTGGTACACTAACATCATTGGCTGTAACTGGAACTAGTACATTAGGTGCGATCACTGCTTCAACTGTACAAGCAGGCACATTTGGCAATGCTGGTGCTACACACACTGGTGCTAGTGTCAGTGTCACTGGTGCTATTGCTGGTAACACATTCACAGGCATTGCTGTTTATGCTGGTGTTATTGGTAATACTGGCACAACTATTACTGGCACATTATCAACTTCATCTCAGACAAATATAACAAATGTAGGCACATTAAATGGGTTAACAGTTACTGGAACTGTAAATGCAACTACCTTTAATGGTGCATTACAAGGACCATTTAATGGAACTGTTGGCGCAACAACTGCAAATACCGGTGCATTTACAACATTAACAACTACTGGCAATTTGAGTGTTGGCAATACAGCTTATTTGATTGCCAACCTCATTACTAGCTCAGGCGGAACCAATGGTAATATCGTCATTGATCCAGATGGATCAGGCGACGTTGTATTCCCTGCATTAACTGAAGTATATGTACAGAGTACTGCTACTTCAAATAGCTATACTAACGGAGCATTGGTTGTATCAGGTGGCGTTGGTATTGCTGGTAACTTAAATGTTAGCAGCGGCATTTATACTAACAATTATTATTATGCTAATGGTGTTGCTTTTGTTAGTGGTAGTAATAGCAATTATGGAAACAGTAATGTTGCAGTTTATCTAGCTTCAAATACTGATACAACTGTACTTGCTATCAACGCAAATGTCACCGCAGCAAATTCAGCAATAGCTACAAATACTAGTGCTATTAATGTAATTAATGCTAATATTTTAGCAGCTAATGCTACTATTAGCTCATTAAGTTCTACTATATCTGGGCAAACAAGTTCACTTAATGCATTGTTTTCAAATGCAGCAACACAAGAAAATGAGATATCTTCATTAAGAGCCAATATCACTGCTGCTAATGCTATCATTACAAGTAGCACTTACTCAAACACTAATGTTGCTGCTTATTTGCCAACATACACTGGCAATATAACAGCAGGCAATGTTTTTGCTACAAATATTGGCAATACAGGAACTGTATTAAATGGAACATTGTATACAGCAAGTCAGCCATATGTTACTGGCTTAGGTACACTATCAACATTAGCAGTTACTTTTGGTGTTACAGCAAGTACATTTACTGGGTCATTAGCTGGCGCACATAATGGTACAGTTGGTGCAGTTACCCCAAACACTGGTGCATTTACAACACTTACTACCTCAGGTGATGTGACTATTGCTGGTAACTTAACAGTTAATGGTAGCAATACCATTATAAATGCAAATAATATATCAATCAATGATACTGTTATCTATCTAGCTAATAATAATCCATCCAATACTTACGATATCGGTTTCGTTGGTCATTTCACTGCTGGTAATTATCAACATACTGGTTTAGTACGTCAAGCATCAACTAATACCTGGACATTCTTCAGTAACGTATCAACTGAACCAAGCGGTAACGTATTAACATTTGATAGTTATACACTTTATGATACTATCAAAGTTGGTAATGTTAATACTGTAAATGGTATATATTATCCAAATGGTACATCTTATGCATCGACGATCACTTCAGTTGCAACAGCAACATCTGCTACAACAGCAACTTCAGCTACATTTGTAACTGGATTGACTGCTTCAAACGTACAGGCCGTAATTGGTTCAGTATCAACAGCTAGTTTTCCAACACTTAATCAAAACACACTAGGTAGTGCTCAGTACGTAACTGCTTTAAGTTCTGCTAACGTACAAGGTGTAATTGGTTCAGTATCAACTAGCAGCTTCCCAACACTTAATCAAAATACAAGTGGAAGTGCTGCTACTGCTACTACTGTAACTGGTGCAGCACAGACTAATATCACATCAGTTGGCACATTGACTTCACTAAGTGTTAGTGGTGCAATTACTGTTAATAGCAGCAACGGCGTTACTGCAATTGCAAATGGTGGCACTAATGGTGTTGGTAATATTGGTACTAGCAGCACAGGATTTAACACTGTATTTGCTAAAGCAACATCAGCAGTATATGCTGACTTGGCGGAATGTTACGCTGCTGATGCAGACTATGCTACAGGTACTGTACTTGATTTTGGAGGAACTGAAGAAGTTACATTAAGCAATAGTAATGCAAGTCGTCGTGTTGCTGGTGTTGTATCAACTAATCCAGCTTACTTGATGAACAGTCAAATTGATGCAGAGTTTGTTGCTGCAATTGCACTTCAAGGTCGTGTTCCAACTCTAGTAGAAGGACCAGTTGCTAAGGGTGATACTATGGTATCAGCAGGTAACGGTCGTGCCCGTGCAGAAGTTGATCCAAAGATTAGCACTGTAATTGGTAAGGCACTTGAAGACTTTAACGGCGAGTTTGGCATCATCGAAGTAGTTGTTGGACGAAACTAATATCATAGCTCCTGCTTTGTTAATAAATACAAAGCAGGAGATATAGATGGTACAACAGATTATTAACGTAGGTTCCGCGCCTAATGATGGCACAGGTGATCCGTTACGCACAGCATATCAGAAGATTAACAGTAATTTCACTGATATCTATGCTAATGTAGCAGGTAGTAACTTTAAATTCCAAGTTAATACCATGACTACTCAGTTGGGAAATATAAACATCTCCCCAACTGCATCTGGCGCTATCGTAGTTGGCCCCACTAATCAATTATATCTTTCAAATCCTGCGGCTAGCATTAATCAGAATACTGGAGCATTAGTTGTTGCAGGCGGGGTTGGTATCACTGGAAATTTAAATGTTTCAGGAACTATAAATTCACCAAGTCTGTATCTTGCTAGTTTAAATAATACCGTTATTGGTAATGTAACTCCAACTACAGGTACCTTCACTACATTAACTGCCACAACGGGAGCTATTAATACAGTAAACTCTACCAATATAGTAAATTCTGCTCAAATTAAAGCTGCTAACTTTGTTGGTACAGCGTCGGGTACATTCAATTATATTATTTCAAACACATTTATCAGTGCTGATACATTCACTGGTAATACTGTTTTGGCGGGTTCTTTATCTACTAGTAATGTACAGATTACAGGTGGTAATATAACTGGCGTTAGTGTTTCGATAAACGCAATTAATAATACACCAATTGGTAATGCTACACCTAATACTGCGGTATTCACTAAGATGACTACCAGCAATGCACAGATTACAGGTGGTAATATAACTGGCGTTACTTTATCTATTGTTTCATTGAATGGAACTCCTATTGGAAATGCAACTCCAAGTACTGGAGCATTCACCACGTTAGCTACTAATGGCTTAACAACATTTACTAATACAACAGTGTCAACTAGTACATCAACTGGTGCTGTTGTAGTCTCAGGCGGCGTAGGAGTAGCAGGCAATGTTACTGCTGGTAATATTACTTCTATTGGGAATATCACTGCTGTTAATATTACTACAGGTAATATAAATGCTGGCAATCTAATTATTGGGAATGGAAATTATATTGTTAGCAATTCTACTAACACTGATATTATAATTGGTAATATTTTAGCAACTGCTAATTTAGTAATTAATCGTACGACAGTGTTTAGTAAAGATGCTATAACTTATGGTAATATAACTGCAACTGGAAATGTTTCTGCTGGTAATCTAATCTTAGGCGATGATAATACTATTAAAAGCAATAGCTTAACTAAAGATATTATTATTGGACAAACCGCAGCAACAGCTAATATTCAAATTAATCGTACTACTGTTTTCAATAAAGATTCTACATTCTATGGCAATATCACTTCAAATTTAAATATTATTGCTGCAAATATAACATCAGTAGGCGGGCAGCACATAGGATATCATACTGGCGCAATTGGACTCACTGCTGCTAATACGGGTGCGTTTACTAATGTTACCGCTGGAAATATTACTATATCTGGCAATTTAGTTTCTAGTAATTTTACCATTATAGGAAATATTAGTGGTTCGGCTGCGTCAGCAAGTTCAGCAACTACAGCAGGAACTGCTACGTATGCTAGTACCTCAGGATTAGCAACTGCCGCAACAACTGTAGTTCAAGGTTATCAAGGCAATATAACTGGAACAGGTACATTAGCTAATCTTTTCGTAACTGCTACTGCAACTGTTGGCAACCTAAGTACATCAGGAAATATATCTGCTGGCGGAAATATAACCACTGGGCAAACTTTTTATGCTGGAACAGTAAATGCAGGCAATGCAATTGTAAATGGTGGAAACTTAACTGTCTCAAATAACAGTAACATTATTATTTCTAATACATTTACAATCAGCAATAGTTGGGGATCAGTTGGAGATGTCAAAGGTAAAGTTGTATGGAGCAACAATTACATATATGTTTGCGGAGCCAACTATACCGGTACTGGACAAATTTGGTTTAGAGCCAACCTCAACAGCTTCTAATTGCCATAAATACTGAGGAGATAAAATGGGATATCCAGTCTGGCAGACTCCTGCAGGAACTTTAGGCAAGATTGCAGCACAGAAGTATTATGACCTATCGCTTTTAGCTGTTGACCTTGTTGACAGCGATTCAATAACCTATTCTGTAGTAGCAGGTGCATTGCCAAGAGGTATACAGATTCAACCAAATGGCAGAATCAATGGAAATCCTGAAAAAATATATACATTAGAAGGTGTACCATTTAGTACCAATGTTGATATTACTAGTGAATTTACTATACGAGCAACAGCAAGTGATGGATCAATAACAGACAGAACTTTTAGCTTAACAATTACTGGAAATTTCCCACCTGAAATTGTTACAGTTGAAGATCCTCTTGGTGTCTTTTTAGATGGAACGGAAGTATCTTTACAATTAGCAGCTATTGACTTAAATGGTGATACATTAGTTTGGTCATTGCAATCAGGTACACTGCCAGTTGGATTATCTTTATCAAATGATGGACTAATCTCAGGAATCATATTACCTCAAGTATCGCAATTTAATGAAGATGTTTCAGGCTGGAGCGAAGCTAATTGGAATAAAAATCCGTGGGAATTTTCACTTAGAAGTACCAGTAAGGTTTATAATTTTACTGTTGCAGTAACCGACGGGAAAGCAACTGCAATAAAAAAATACAGAATTAATGTTTATGCATATGATGACATTAGAGCAGATAATTTTGTAATTACAGCAGATAACGATAGAATAACCACTGATATAGATGCTAATAGACCTCCTATATTACTAACAAAAGATCTTGGATCATATGCTACTGTTAATAGTGGCGGATATTTTGCCTTTAAATTTGATGGTGTCGATTATGACGGATTTCCAGTTCAATATAATATCAATACAAGTAGTGATTATGGGTGGGATAGCAATTCATTAAATTGGGATATGGGAGAGTGGGATCGCGATAGCTTACTATTACCGCCTGGGCTTTCATTGGATACAAATACTGGTTGGATGACGGGGTATATTCCAAAACAAGCAGCAACTTCAACTTCGTATACTTTTGGAATTTATCTTTCGAGCACGGTTGGTGATTATGTTACAACAACACCGAGATTATTTACTTTAACTATTTTAGGTAATTTAGATCTTGCTGTAAATTGGATAACTGGTAATGATTTAGGAACTATTAACACTGGCGCTATTAGTAATCTTTCTGTTGCTGCTGTTGCAGCTAGCGGTGCAGATTTGACTTATAGTTTAGATATTAATAGTAGATTACCACAAGGTCTTAAATTATTGTCGGACGGAACTATCAGTGGAAGAGTAAGCTTTCAGCTTATGAGTTTCGATCAAGGCAAAACAACATTTGATAAAACAATTGCAAGCAAATTCTTATATCAGAGTAATACTAATTTTGATAATAATTACAGCTTTAGTGTTACAGCAAGTAACTTGTCAGTATCAACAGTTACTATTCCTCCTGAAGTGTTAACCGCAGTTGTATGGCAAACTAATACTTCATATACTTTTGGACAATTTGTATCTCATAATTCAAATATATATAATGTTATAAGATCTTTTGTTTCTGGCAATAGTTTTGATACTGCCAATTTAAGCCTATATTGGGGTTATAAAACATCTCAGGTCAATGAAATATCTGCTACTCAACAATTCACAGTTAGAGTTAACTCAACAACTTATGAACCATTTGAAAACTTGTATATTAAGTGCTTGCCTTCAGCTGATAATAGACAAAAAATAACACAGATAATTGAGAATACTGATATCTTTGATCCAGAGGATATCTATAGACCCAACGATCCATATTTTGGATTACAGAACGATATTAAATTTTTAGTTAGTTACGGTCTCAAGACCAGCTCATTGAGCGATTATATTGCAGCAATGAAAACCAGACATTTTCCTAAAAAGTTCTACTTTGGTGATTATAAAATAGCTCAAGGAAAAGATACTGCTGGCAACATATTATATGATGTATTATATGTTGATTTAATTGAAGATACAAAAATATACAGTACAATAAATGGAGTGATTAAAAAATCAATTCCATCTGCTTTTACAAACATTAGCAATAAAAAGCCAAATTGGAAAAATCCAAGAACAGTCACATTGCCAGCTAATCAGTTGTTTGCCAGTAGTGATACAACTATAGATAAAAGTTATATTAATGTCAGTAATTCTTATTGGTTAAATGATCCGTTAGCAACCATTGCACCAAATGATCTAACATTAATGCAAGTAGATATCGCAACTAATTTAACAACTACCAATTTGGATAGTCTGCCAGAATGGATGATATCTGTACAAAGCAATAATAAAATATTAGGGTATACTAGCGGAGCAGTACTAGCTTACTTAAAGCCAGGCGCCGGTACTAAAGCTCTATTTAGAATGAACAAATATGCGCCATATGACATAAAAGTTGTTCCATTTTTAACTGACAGATATATCCTAGATGACAATTATTCAAATAACTTTGATATTGATACTAGAAGATTTGTCAGTCAAAAATATACTTCTTTTGATATTTCAAGTAAAGGTAGCATTAATATTGTGCCAGTCGCAACAGTAGACTTTGCAGTAGATCGTCCATTTAGTACAATAAACAATCAATCATTGGAATATCTAATTGAAACTGGCGGGCTAGATGGCATTGCTTATAATTTAGATAAAAAGAATATTATTTTTGCCACACAGGAAGCATTTATTGGGTGGGGCGCATTAATTGATGATGGATGGTATCAAACTACTCTTGTTAACAATATTTTAATACCAGGTTGGTTAGAGAAAACTAGCAATTTGAGTTTAGTTAATCAGAGAGCAGGCATTTGGCAAATTAATATAGATAATCTAAATAACATTACTTTAACTTTTGTAAAAGAAATTAATCCTGGAGATTATGTCTATGTAAATAGCGGAGTAACTCATGCCAATAGCTATCAATTATATGATCTGTCTGTGCTATCTCAAGGATACACTACTCCTCGTTATACACAATCATTGAGTTCAGTATTGAAACCCCGAGTTAAAACTACATTTGATAATGCTAATACACAATTCTTAAACAATGTCGATACCTACACCATGCCTCTTCAAGGCGATAAATACTTAAAGTTTCCAAAGATCGGAGTTTTCACTAATGGCCAGTAATATTAATGCCAATAACATAGACGGTACATATCCTGTAGCAGGTGTCGATAATGACAGCCAAGGATTTCGTACTAATTTTACAAATATACAGAATAATTTTGCTTATGCTAAACTTGAACTTGAAGATTTGCAAAGCAANGTACTTTTAAAAAGTGCATTAACTGGGACTACTTTAAACAATAGTCTTAGTGGTACTGTTATTTCAGGTGCTGAAATTTACGACTTTAGAGAAACTGAAGTTGATTTTGGTACTGCATCCGGCGCACTTACGTTAGACCATGGAAGAGCACACTTTTATAATCTAAGTACCAGTGGAAGTTCTTCTATCTCTTTTACTAATTTTCCTGTAAACGGTAAGATTGGAAGAATTAGATTTAAAATCACTGTTACTAGCATTGCTCATACACTGACCATTCCTGCTGCTGTGAGTCTCGGTATTGACGGCATTGAAGGATTAAGTTCAAATGTTATTACTTTTCCAAATACAGGAACATATATATTTGAATTTGTAACTGATAATCAAGGAACAACGATCCATATGCAGGATCTAAGTCGTTCTAGATATCCTAGTGCTACTAATACAGATTGGAGCAATAACGGTATTCAAAATTTTGCTCGTTATAACTATCAAAATGTTACTACTAATTTCAATATCACAGCTATTAATGCAACATATATTGATAGTACATCAACTTTAAGCATTGGCAATGTATATTTGCCAAACCCAGCAGCAGACGGACAGATTGTTACCATTAACACAAATAATGCTATTTCAACTCTACATATTTCATCTAATGCAGGAACACTAATTTTAGGAAACGTCTCTTCATTGAGTGCTAACACTAATGTTAAGTATCAATACATTGGAACAGCTAGTCCCGCTAAGTGGTTTAAACTTTAATTTAATTGACTCCTACTGTATATTGCTTTAATATATACAGTAGGAGTATTTTTATGACTATTGATCTTAACCGTTATACTGAATTTGTAGCAGCAGTCACCAGCAAAGAATCAAACGATCTAACAGCATTTATGAATCGCTTAGATAGGCTTGATACAAATTATGAAGTTAATGCACCCACTGGAATTTCTGAATATGGACCCCAAGTAAATGTACCATTGCTTATTACAAGTGGCATTGGACTTAGCAGTGAGTGCGGCGAGTACAATGAAATCATTAAGAAGATGCTATTTCAAGGTAAGCCACTGACCGATGAGAACGTGTTTCATATGAAGCGTGAGCTTGGCGATATCATGTGGTATTGGGCTAATGCTTGTAGGGCACTGGGTTTTGATCCAAATGATGTCATTGAAGAAAATGTACGTAAGTTGGAAGCACGTTATCCTGGCGGCAAGTTTGATGCTCACTATAGTGAAAATCGCAAAGAAGGCGACTTATAATGCACCCATTAATTGGAAAGTTAGACGATCTATCGATTGATGATCTTATTTCCAAGATCAATGAATTACAAAAGAAGTTAGGTCAATCTAGTAGATTTGGTAACTTCCAGATGGTTAATCAAATTCGATCAGCTTTATCAAACTATCAAGAAGAATATCAAAAACGATTAGCTGAAGAATCAGAAAAAGCTAAGAATCACAAGATGCTTAAGGATAAGGTGCAAGTAAGCAAATGACAGATTTAAGTTATGAATGTGAATGGGATTCAGTAATTGCATTAGATGATTGGCTAGGTTCTAATCATTATAAATGTGAGGTATATTTTGACATCGAAACAGAAGATGGCGATCAGCAGAATATTGCGTTTGAACGCTGTAAGATAATGATGCAGTCAATTTTTGAGCAAGCTTTGTTTATTAGTATGTCTAATCCATTACTTCAGGTATTGGCGAAGAAGACAAAACAGAAGATTATTGCGTTGCCCACTGAGCCACTAGATGTTATAATGGCTGCTGTATTGTATCACAAGTTAAATGCAATCAGTGAAGGCAGATTGAATATTGAGAAGATCAAAATTTCTAGTAATCAAGGTGATAACATTTGGGTTCATTTTGACAGTAATTTTGCAGAAGATTTTGGTAGTTTAGATAGTGAGTATTATACTACAGCAAAAGAAACTCCGTGGTGGTTTAGATCAGATCCATCAACTTGTGATTGGTTTGAACCTAATAAGAAAGATAATGAACTTAAGTTTCATTTTCATAAATCAAGTTGGGATAAAACCCTGCTGTGGGATATGGATAAAAAAGAAAAAGATTCTAAGAAAACATTAAATTGGAAACCTCAGGTTATCGATGGCGGTAAAGAAACCAAGCATTGACAAATATAGCCGCAGTATAGTTACTGAGCAGGATATCTGCGATAACTTATACTGCGATCCTAAATTTGAATATGGCAAAGTTAAATTGCAGGATCCTAGCAAGTATAATGCTGCTGTGGATAGCCTATACTTAACTTTGCCTAAATTATCTAAGTTAGAAACTTTAATAGAAGAACCTGAAATTTGGCATTTTCAAAATCAACAAATTTGGGAAATGCCCGAAGAATACAGCAATTTTGATATTGCTAAATGGTTGTTGGACCAATGTAAATGCGAAGATGAACTACAAAGAACTGCTAAAGAATTATTGATGTATGCTGAACGAGACTTATTAGATCTACTTAGGTATCTTAAGTATTTTGTAGATAACTTAAGGTCACATAATATTCTTTGGGGAGTTGGCAGAGGATCTAGTGTTGCTAGTTTTGTACTGTACTTAATTGGTGTACATAGAATAAACTCAATTACCTATAATTTAGATATTGAAGAATTTATACGTTAAATATAAAAAGGATTACTGCAATGGCAAATGTTTATACAACAAGTCGAGGCAAACACATCGATATGAACAGATTGAAGCTTCTCAATGAGAAGACTATCGCTGTTGGAAACGCAGGTGTTAATGCTCGAGGCGATCAAGTTAAAGGCGGCAAGATTATTAAGAGCAGAGAAGAGATTGCTCAGGAGCAATATAACATTAGCGGGAATAATGTTATTAAGAAAAATAGAGCTAATGCTGCGGCTGACATTCAACCCGATGTGCCAACTCTGAATTTTGATGAGCCATATCATACCGCTGACGAAGAACCTGTTGTCGAAAGTGCAGTTGATGCTCCCAGAGGAGGATTAGCATCAGCAGTAAGTAAGAATCAAACTCAGAGAAAGAATGTATAATGGCATATACTGCAAGAATTCATATTAAAGCTAAATCAATTACTCCTACTCAGAAGAATATCTTAGTCACTGATATGGAATTTGGCGAACGAAAGACTTCAACTGGTCTTATTTTGCCAGGTGATGATATGGAAGAGCGTGGTATTCGTCCACGTTGGTGTCGTGTACTTGCTGTTGGTCCAAAGAATCTAGATGTCAAAGCAGGTGAATATATTCTTGTTGCACATGGTCGATGGACTCGTGGGTTAGACATGACGGATCCTAATACAAATGAATCAATTACTGTTAGATTAGTAGATCCAAAAGATGTATTGTTAAGCTCCGATGAATTGCCCGTTGACGAGTATGTTGCTCAAAATTATCATCAACGTGATTAATTGACATTAATTAAAATTTATTGTAATATGATGCTATCAAAGGTGAAGAATGGCAATAGAAAAGTTATGGGTTGAGAAGTATCGTCCGAATAACATTGACGATTATGTTTGGCGTGACGAAGATCAAAAGAATCAAGTAATGAAGTGGATCAATGCGAAGTCCATTCCTCACATTCTTTTGAGTGGTAGTGCAGGTACAGGTAAAACAACTCTTGCTAAAGTTCTAGTTAAGGCATTAGATATTGATAGCTATGATTTCTTGCAGATTAATGCCAGTCGAGATAATGGTATTGATTTTATCAGAGATAAGCTTGAGGGCTTTGTGCAAACAATGCCATTTGGTGAATTTAAAGTTGTTCTATTGGATGAAGCAGATTATCTAACACATAATGCTCAATCTGTTATGCGTGGTCTTATGGAAGCTTATTCAGAAACAGCTCGTTTTATTTTAACTTGTAATTTTCCAAATAAGATTATCAATCCATTGCACTCTAGGTGTCAAGGCTTTCATATTGAAAAGCTTGACCGTGTAGAATTCACAGCTAGGGTAGCAACTATTCTCATTGAGGAGAATGTAATATTCGATATGGAAGTATTGGATAGCTATGTTACTGCAACGTATCCTGATCTGCGTAAGTGTTTAAACAGTATTCAAGCAGCTTGCATTGACAGAGAACTACATCGACCTAATGTTGACAGCGGTGCAACTGGTGATTATAAGATTGCAGTTGTTGAATTGTTCAGAGAAGGTCGTGTGCGTGATGCCAGAAAGATGCTGTGCAGTCAAGTTAGGCCTGATGAAATTGACGAAGTATTTCGATGGATGTATGACAACTTAGAGCTTTGGGGCGATACTCCTGAAAAGCAAGACAAGGCAATTGTTATTATTCGCAATGGATTGATTAATCACAGCATGGTAGCTGATACTGAAATTAATCTTAGTGCTACTTTAATTGAATTGACGGATATTTAATATGTCAAATAAGATGTTTTTTATTGCTAAACATATACAGGTACAGCGTAATCCAAAAAATCCTGCAGAAGGAACTATGACCAACGAATTATTTGCAGTTGCTAAGAAGGTTAAGACTCGAGAATTTTCCGAAGCAAGTATTATTATCGATGTCGCTGAACAAAAAGTTGTTAAGAATAGATTCACTGAACGATCATTTGATGAATTATTTGCATACTTTATGACACATTATAAAGATCAAATTAACAAGTGGTTAAATGCCCAAAACAAAAAATAGAATAACACTTGGTGAGTTTTTGGATTCTAACTATTCAAAAACTTCTAAGAAAAAATTTACACATAAAGAAAAGCAAAAGCTAAAACCAATTGCTGAGACATTAGCTATGTTAGATGGCAATGCTTTTTTTGGCATCAGTATTGATGACGATGGCGAAGATTTATGGTATGAACAATACCTTCCTGAGGCATATGTTATTTTTAAAGCAAATGGTGGTGAAAAAGGTTGGGCCAGTCAAGTTAGTTGGATTAAAGAAGCCAACCACGAAAATGACAGCGTTAAAGAAGCATACCAAAATTGGCAACTACTTAAAATATTATCTAATAAAAAATAGTAATAAATTCTCAATCAAGAAAGTTCCAACCTTTTCGATCTTTTTTATTATTTATTCTTCATTATAAAGTTTTAAAACTTCACTGACTACTGGGCTTCTCTCAATATCTCCTCTAGTAAATGTAACTGAATCTATTAATTCACTCTTATTGTTATTCAAACGTAATAAGAAGTCTCCCAAACCATCATCTTTAGTAAATTGTCTGTCTTTTTGTTTCAAATCTCCTGTAATAATCATTTTAGAATTTTGGCCTATTCTTGTCATAGCCATTTTTATCTGATTTACTGTTGCATTTTGTGCTTCATCTAAGATGATAAAACAATTATGAAAATTTCTTCCTCGCATAAAAGCCAATGGACAAATCTCAATTACTTCGTTTTCCATCATTGATTCAATATCTTTTTTAGAATAATATTCCAATAAAACATCAAATAATGGCCTAGTCCATGGTTGCATTTTTTCATTTAATGTTCCGGGGAGAAAACCATGATTCTCCCCTTCTACGCCTACTGCTGGACGAGTAAGTATTATCTTTGTTATCTGGCGCTCTTTAAGTGCTTTAATAGCTGCCATCATGGCCAGCAAGGTTTTGCCTGTTCCGGCGGGACCAGTTGCGATAATAATACTTTTTCGGGAATCTAGTAGAAGGCTTAGATAATGTTCTTGATTTACATTTCGGGGTATAATCTCAACCCGATTTTTTTTTGCAGGTTCTTTTAGGTAGTTTTCAATTTGTGTGACGTTGTTAATGAACTTTTCCTTGTGTCTGCGTTTCTGCATAAACTTACGTTCTCCTAGAGCATTGTTGATCTTGCTCAAAAATATTTAAGTTCATCTGAGAAAGAGTTAACGATACACTCATCTTTTGATTCAAACGGCATAATTATATTACTTTAATGTTATCAAGCTATATGGATAAATATTATACCATGGATATTATTGATAACGTCAAAAACATTAAAAAGATCTATATGAGTGACTCAAGTCTAAACATGTTATTGGACTTCGAGCGTGTCATTGACAATATGGATCTTTATGCTTTCCCAAATTGGTCATTAGGCGAACTAGTAGAAGGTCCTACTATTAGCAAATATTGGGTTAAATGTAAGTTTATGTGGCCTGAAAATCTAATGCCAGATCCTAGTGGAGCTAAAAGATTAATTCCATATGGTGCTAAGATCACATATCAAAAAGAAACTGTTCGTGTGCCTGTTAAAATCAACAGCCCAAGCGATTATCGTCAAGGAAGCAAAAAAGGCAAACTAGTAGATACTAAAGTTTGGTATGTTGATATTATGCTACCTAAGAATTTATTGGCAGAAATTAAACAAGGATCGATTGAAATTGCAGGTGAAGAAGTAGATCTCAGTGATCTACAGAGTGCTTACGAAAAAGATTTAGATCAAAAAGCAAGTTCTAATATGCAGCCTACTTCAGCTCTATCGCCTGACTTAGCTGCTGGAGCAGAACTTGGTATGCCACCACAAGGAGCACCAAATGCCCCACCAGCTTAATGAAGGTCTACGCAAAAAAGACTTAGCATACCTAGTAGGTAATAAAATTCATTTCGACGAATATGACAGCAAGATGGGCGATCCCGAAGATGTTGTTACTGCCAGCTTTAAGATTAAACAAAGAATGCCTGCACAAGATCTTGTAAGTTTTGTTGAAAATGGGTATGACTGGGTACTAGATGCTGACGTTAGTTCAGGTGAAATTGATGACGGCGAATTTTTAGTATTTGTCGAAATGCCAAGACAGAGTAGCATATTTGAACAAATGATTGAATTACTTGAAGATTTAAAACATTTAACAGATATTGATATGAAAGATTGGAAATTTCGTTGGTATAAGCAAAAAGAATATCATTCTTTAGATGAAAGTAGTATCAGAGAAATTATACCTGACAGTCCAAATAAATATAAACAGTTTACAGAACAATTTCCAAAAGTGGAAGAAGAACAAAAAGAGTTGTCAGACGAATTATCAACTATTAAGAAACTAAGTGGGATCAAATAATGTTTGGTGGCAGCATGTGGAAAATAATAGCATTGGTACTTGCAATTAGTGCAGCCGTTGGCTATTTCAAATATACACAAGATAAGATGGCTGAACTTAATCAGCAGATAGCAACTAAAGAGTTTGCTTTAAAAGCAGCAACTGAAACTATTGCTAAACAACAAGAAGATATGAAGAAACAACAAGAAGTATTAGCTAGTACTAACGAAGCTTATGATCAAGCTCGTGCTGCTGTTGATGATCTTGAAGAAAAGTTTCGTAAAGATGGCAGAGACTTAGATAAGTTTGCCACAGCAAAGCCTAAAGAAGTTCAAACAAGAGCCAACGCAGCCACAAAGAAAGTGTTTCGTTGCATAGAAGACCAAATCAATAAAGGCAAACAAGATGAGAGCTGTTAAACTATTAACTACTGCTATTATAGGATTATCTCTTGCAGCTTGTGCAGGAACACCTCCCCCAACTACAGCAATTATCACTGTAGAAAAACCCACATTAATGTTGCCTAATGTTGATAAAATCAAATTAAAAGACGTTGATTGGAACATTGTCACTAAAGATGCAAAGCCTGGCACCGATGGTCATATTGATACAGTTTGGAAAAAAACAACAAGTGATAGCTTATTTGCTGTTACCAGCAGAGGATATGAAAGCCTAAGTTTAAATATGGCTGAAATGACTAGAGTCATTAAACAGCTACAAACACAAGTAGAAGCATACAAAGAGTATTATCAATCAGACAACGAAAAAAAGAAAGATTCAAAGGAAAATAAAGATGGCAAGAGGTAATCCGCCCCCATTACCAGATGATGCAGAAGCAATGGTTAAACCTGCACATGATGAAGTAGCAGCAATACGTGCAGCAGATCCCATTCCTACTCCTGTTGTTACTCCTCCCTCTCCTACTCCTGTTGTTACTCCTCCCTCTCCTACTCCTGTTGTTACTCCTCCCCCTCCTGCGGCACAGCCTGATTACACACAACAACCGCAGCCTGCATATACTCCAGCTCCACAAGTTACTATTATTGATAATAATATGGGCGGAATGAACAATAACATGGGCCAAATGGGATTTATGCAGAACCAAGCAACTGCTCAAGCACAAGCACAAGCAAGTGTTGGGTTGGCACAAACTTCAATTGATAAAGAAATAGTTGAAAAACAATTTGAGAAAGAAGATGAGCATTGGGTCAAAGCTTTTTGGCGCCCGGCGATGGGGTGGCTCTATATGTTAATCTGTTTTATGGACTTTGTTGGATTTCCAATGCTTACAATTTTTCTACCAATTATCTTTAAGCCATTTGGGCTTGTCATGCCTTATACTGCATGGACCAGTTTGACCCTTAGCAATGGCGGACTTATTCATCTTGCATTTGGTGCTATTTTAGGGGTAAGTGCATTTACCAGAGGACAAGAAAAAATAGCTGGTAAGTCTTAACGATAATTACAATGCATGACACATTACGCAACATTGGGAGTAGTAGACGCTGCTACTCCAGAAGATATCAAATCAGCTTATAGAAAGCTTGCTAAGCAACATCATCCTGATCTAGGCGGCGATGTTGCAAAATTCCAACAGATTAGTGAAGCATATGAGACATTAGCTGATGCTGACAAACGTGCTCACTATGATCATCAGTTAAGAAATCCGCAGCCACAGTTTCATCATAATTTTCATGGTCAAGATGATGTATTCAATCATATTAATCAACAATTTAGCCAAATGTTTGGGTTTAACTTTACACATCCGCAAACACCTCGTAATAGAAATATAAGAATTCAACTTGAATTAAACTTCTTAGAAACACTTGATATTTGCCAAAAGACTATAGAATTTAATTTATCAAATGGGTCAGAACGTATAACAATAGATTTACCTGCGGGTATTGCTGATCAAACTGTATTACAAATGGCAGGCAGAGGTGACAATGCTATTCAATCAGTGCCACGAGGCACATTAGAAGTAATTGTTAAAGTTATACCTCATCCTAAGTTCTCAAGATTAGATGATCATATTATCTCAGATATCACAATCGATTGTTTTCAAGCTATATTAGGATACGATTTAGAACTAGATACTCCACGAGGGAAAAAAATAAGTTTAAAGATTCCAGCTGGTACACAGAATGGCACACAGTTTGGAATTACAGATGAAGGATTTGTGCGACCAAGTAGAAGTATGGGTAAATTTATAGTTAGAATTAGTGTTATGATACCTACTGCATTAACAACTGAACAGTTAAACTTAGTACATCAAATACAGGCAATTAAGCCTATAAATACTTGACAAAAACTATAGTAATGCTATATTAACATGGATGACACATATTTACAGCTCCAACGGTGATATTGATAAGATTGTAAAGGCAGCTCGCGAGTATGCTCGCGAACTCAATCATGAATACTTTATGGTAGAACATCTACTTTTAGGATTGATGAATGAAAAAAACTTTAACTCATTGCTTAGCGATTTAGGCATACAGATTGATTTGCTCATTGAAGAAGTTGAAGCATATCTAGAATCAATCCCATACTATGCTAATTCGGATCAACAAGATGATCCTAAGAAAACATCTAGTCTAGAACGAGTTTTTAATCGTGCATTTACCCAAGTCATTTTTAGTGGTAGACAACAGATTAGTATAATAGATTTATATCTCTCTATTACCAATGAAACACATAGTCATGCTGCATATTTTCTTACCAAATACGGTGTAGAAAAGGAAACAGTAGTTAAGGCTTGGTCGCAGAATAGAAAGCCTAAGAGCAATAAGAATTATGCAGAGAAGATTCTTGAGCAATATTGCACTAATATGATGACGCTTGCTGGTGAAGGCAAGGTAGATCCAGTCATTGGCAGAAGTGACGAAATTGCGGAAATGGAACAGATACTTGCCAGAAAAAGTAAGTGTAACGTATTGCTAGTAGGCGATGCAGGTGTTGGTAAAACTGCTGTAGTTGATGGTTTAGTATTAGATATTATCGAAGAACGAGTTCCTCAGTTTCTATTAAATTGGAAAGTATATAGTCTAAATATTGGATCATTGTTAGCAGGAACAAAATATCGAGGAGAATTTGAAGAACGTCTCCAAGAGATTTTAAATGCTGCTACCGAAATGAAGAATATTATTCTTTTTATTGATGAAGCTCATCAAATGCGTGGAGCTGGCAGTGGAAACAGCAGTGCAGTAGATCTTGCTAATATGTTAAAGCCTTCTCTTGCTCGCGGCGACATTAAAGTAATTGCAGCTACAACTTGGGAAGAATATACGCAGCATTTTGAAAAAGATCGTGCCTTGATGCGTCGATTCAATCGTTTGTCAATTGATGAACCTACTATTGCTGTTGCTAAACAGATCCTAGAAGGAATTCGAGATGCATATGAACAATTCCATAATGTAGAAATTACCAATGCAGCTATTAAAGCATCAGTCGATCTGTCAGTTCGCTTTCAAAATGATAAGAAGTTACCTGACAAAGCCATTGATCTAATTGATAGTGCTGCTGCATTAAAGCGTAGCACTGACAGTGAAGATAGAATTGTAGACGAACTACAAATTCAACGTGAGATTAGTCGCATTACTGGCATCCCGATTACACAAATGCAGGAGCATGAACAGAGCTTTGATATTACAACTGTTGAGAGTGATATTAAGCTTCGTGTTTATGGGCAGGATACTGCAATTGAACAAATCTTAGATCGTGTATGGGTTAACCGTGCAGGTCTTAAGAGTAATAATCGACCAGTTGGTAGTTTCTTACTGTTAGGCCCAACAGGAACAGGTAAGACAGAGCTTGCTAAATCACTCTCAGAACGTCTAAGTATGAAGTTCATCCGATTCGATATGAGTGAATATGGTGAACGTCATGCAGTTAGTCGTTTGATCGGGGCGCCTCCAGGTTATGTTGGATATGAAGATTCAAACTTAGCTGGCGGACTATTAATCAGTGAAGTAGCTAAGAATCCACATGCTGTTATTCTTTTTGATGAAGTAGAAAAGGCACATCCAGATGTTGTCCAAGTTCTACTACAGATCATGGATGATGGCTTTGTTACGGGTTCAAATGGCAAGAAAGCTGATTGTCGACAGGCTATTGTGTTACTAACAAGTAATCTTGGTGCTGCTGATAGTGAGCGTAACAACATTGGCTTTGGTAGTTTAGATAAAATTGGCGAAGATGATAAAGCTGTTAAAGAGTTCTTCCGTCCTGAATTCCGTAATAGACTCGATGCTGTTATTAAGTTCAACAAGCTTAATAAAGAAACTATCCGTAAAGTTGCTGAAAAGTTTATTAAGGAAATGTATCTACAGCTACAAGATAAGTCCATGGAACTTGAACTCGATGAAACTGCATGGGATTACTTAGTATCAAATGGATATGATGTTGCTATGGGTGCAAGACCTATGTCGAGATTGATTCATGAAAAGATTAAAGTACCATTGGCAAGGAAAATACTGTTTGACAAAATTGCAGGACATGCTAAAATAACAGTTAGCGCCGTTGGCGATAATTTGGAGTTGTTACTTGCTAAGTCAACCGGAAATACTGAGTCAAATCAATCAGCATAAAAAATTTGCTGTTGAATATGATGGCACATGGTATAATAAGTTCAATTATAAGCTTGAATTTGATTTCAGTATGTTTGATATTGATGGTAGAAAATCTTGGCCTTTGAATAACTTCTATCAAAAGATGATTGAAGAATTCAAAGCCAATTGTTGGGAGTTTAGAAAACGGCGAGAGTGTTATATAGTAACCGTTTTCACCTCTGATACTGATCTAATTGAACATGTTTTAAATGATCCACAGTTTTTACAGCATTTGCTTACTCTGCATTATACCAGTGATAGGTATAGTTCAAATAAATCCAAATTAGAGCAACATGGTATTGTAACGGATGTGAAATTTCGACGAGAGGTTAACGAGTATCGATATCAAATCTTTTTTGGTGATCTTGATTATAAAGATAGAACAATTTATGAACAACTTTGTCAATGGATCGCAGATGCTTTCAAAGATAATAATATTATAGCTTCTGCGTGGAATGAAAGATTAATAAAAGATTATATTATGCATAACACAAATTTTATGTATAATGGTTTTAACTGTTATATGAAAAGTGAAGATGATATTATGATTCTTCACTTTATCGCACCCGGGCATATTAAAAAAGTTTTTTGTATTTTAGAGAAGGAAAAGAAGTGAAAGTAACATTAGCAACAGCACTAGTTAATCGTGGAATTATAGGGTCAAACTCTAGGATTATTGCAACGTGTCCAATTACAGCAATGGGTGATATGCCTGCTTTTAGGGAGCTTGTTCTTACAGTTGAACGAGTAGTTGTAGAAGAAGGAACGATTAAGTTTCATACTGTTTCACGTGCCGGTCGAAAGTATAGTATCCCGTGTGAAAATGTTAATGAAGTAGATGGCATGGCTCCAGAACGATTAGCTGCTGCTTATGATATTCGTCCCGACGGACTTAAGCGAGCACCTGGGAAGAAGCGTGGACGGAAGAGTAAAGAGGATCTTGCTAACGCATAAATACTAGCAGGAGCTAAAAATGGCTAAACTCAATCAAGAAACTATTGAAATCAATATTAGCGAACTGCTAAAAGATAAAGATCAAGCTGAGATGATTCTAGACAATGATCTAATTTCTCAGCTTATTGAAGTTATCGAACAGCTAGTTGGTGAAAAGAGACTTGTGGAAGTAACACGAAAATGAGCATTATCCCAACAGTAGTAATCAGTAATACAGCTTTTGGTGCTGCAAATGGCCCATACAATGGCACGGATACCAATTGGTATAGTAATGCTTATAAAGGCGATGGCTATTATGGTTATACTGATGGGTTGCATACCGTTAGCTTTAAGTTAACTGGTTTTGTTGGAACTATTGGTATGCAAGCTAGTATTGCAACTACTCCAACTGCTGCTGATTGGTTTGATATTGATAGCACACAGGTAGGTGATAATATTAATCCATTGAGTGAAGTAACTTTTGCTAATTTTAGTGGAAATTTTGTTTGGGTTCGTGCTGCTATTACCAATTTTACAGCGGGTACAATAAACAAAGTAATATATAATTAAAATATCAAACATCAACAAATAGAGAGATTCAATCAATGTCAGAAGAACAGAACGCAGATACTTTCGGCTTGCCTCCCGAAATTTTAGCTTACCTACGTACAACACATATTCATTTTTGCTTACCTATGTATAATGGCGTTTGCAATGAAGCAACTTTTATCAGTATGATTAAGTTCAGCATCATTGCAGCAAAGATGGGTATTAATTATAGCATCGACACTATGGTTAATGAAAGTTTAATCACAAGAGGACGCAATAACCTAGTTGCTAAGTTCTTGTTCAATCAAACTGCAACACATTTGATGTTTATTGATGCTGATCTTGGGTTTGATGCTGAATCAATTCTACGACTACTATGTGCTAATCAGGACATTGTTGGTGGCGTGTACCCAATGAAGCGTATTCCAATTCGTTATGTCATTAATACTGTACCAAATCCTATTATGCAAGGTGATCTAGTAGAAGTTAGTACACTTGGTACAGGCTTTATGTTGATCAGACGTGAAGTTATTGAAAAGATGATTGCTGCTCATCCTGAACTAAAGTATCGTGATAACATTGGAATTGGCCAGCAGTACGAGCCACTAATGTACGGCCTATTTGATACAATGATTGATCCTGATGGAAATTATCTGTCAGAAGATTGGACATTCTGTTATCTTTGGCGTATGATGGGTGGCAAGGTATTTGCCGATACTGGCATTAAGCTAGATCATACTGGATATCACAAGTATGCAGGCGATCTCGACGAGCTTAAGAGTGTACTAACGAATCAAGCTTCGAATGGCGGGCCAATTCACCCAACTACAGAACCGCCTAAGATTGAACTAGACCTGTCAGATACTGACGATATTGAAATTATTGATAAGGATGTAGCATGAAGGAAGAAGTAGAAATTGAGATCAAGCTATGCAGTGAGTGGCATAATGATCCGCCTGCTTTTACGGTAATGATTGATGATCAACTTATCGGTGCCGGACGAGTTCTTGAAAAAGAAGCGGATAATGAATTTAAATCCGTTACTTGGAAAGGTGAACTAGAACCAGGCGAGCATACATTAACTATTTCTTATCGTGGAAAGAACATTGGCAAGCGCCATACTATTTTGGATGACGCAGGTAACATTGTTAAAGATCAAATCTTATCAATTGATGGTGTATTGATTGATAACATTGATCTTGGAAATATTGCTATTAAGCTTGGCAAGTATCATACTAACAATAGCGACGGCGGAAATCACCCACCTCTTTTTGAAGGTAAGCGTAGCTTTGGTATGAATGGCGATTGGAAATTTACATTTAGTGTTCCAACATATATGTGGTTGCTAGAAAACTTGTAATGTGATATAAATATTAAATGCGAGCACGAGATTTCCTTACCGAAGCTGATGACAGCAACTATAGTCTGGAGAACGCTAGAATCTCGCATCCAGAAGACATGGTAATTTCCATGGGATCTACGGGTGCTAAATTAGCCATTAAATCAATACAGCAAATGGCATCACACCCCGAAACAATATCAATTAAACCTGATGGTAAACCTGCTATTGTTTGGGGGCAGGATGAAAAAGGATTTGGTATGGCAGACAAACATATGTTTGCCAAAGGAATTATTCCTCGTAGTCCTCAAGAACTTGCAGACATTTATGCTCAGCGTAAAGGCGGCGGCAGAGAAGAACTTACTGCTATGATGACTGCATTATGGCCACAGTTTCAAGCAAGTTTGACTGGCGGCTTCAAAGGTTGGTTATTTGGTGATTTACTCTATTCGCAACGTCCTGCTGTGCAAGGCGAAAACTTTGTATTTCAACCAAATACAGTTGTATATACAGTACCAGTAACAAGTGATCTAGGTAAGCGTATTGGTGCTAGTACCTCAGGTATTGTAGCACACAGTTACTTTGCTGCTCCGGGACAACCTGGTAAGCACATTAATAAGATACGCGGAGTAAATCCATCTGGGCCTTTGCTGGTAATCGACGATCAATTTAGTGTACCTCCTAAGGTAAAGATTCCGCCTGATCTAAAATCTTTAGAAACATTTATTACTAGTAACGGTGCAGCAATTGATAAGCTATTAGATAAGTCAGCATTGTCTGCTGCTAAAATCAGTAGCTTTCCTCAAATATTTCAAAAGTATGTCAATGCTAAAGTCAAAGCAAGAGATTTTAGTAATTTTGGGGCTGACTTTATCGAATGGATGGCTGGTGCAAAAGTAAGTGCCAGTATGCAACAAAATATTGCAGCACATTTAAAAGCTAATGCAGGTGGATATAAAGTATTGTGTCAGGCATTCATTGGCATTATGCGGGTTAAGGATCATATTGTTAAACTACTTGATAGCCATCCAGCACCTCTGCAAGGTTCAATTCAAGGCGAGCTAGGACAAGAAGGTTATTTGGTTCACACAGGAACAGGCCCCGTAAAAGCAGTTGATCGTCAAAAATTTAGTGCTGCCAACTTCCTTCATGACAGCTAAATTTCATTCTATAGAAACTAAAAAGAAAATGTCAAACTCTGCTAAAAAATGGCGAACAGAACAAAAAACAATAGACAAACATTAAGATAAATATGCTATAGAATAGGCCTTATCATGCGTATAGATGAACTTGATGATGAACCAGTTAAAAAAGCAGTCTTTACATTTGGCCGACTAAATCCTCCACATTTTGGACATCATGCTTTAATACAAACACTTCAAAAAGAAGCACAAAAGCAAGGATGTGATTGGTTTCTATTTGTTAGTAGCAAGACTGGTGATGAAAAGAATCCACTGACATACGAACAAAAAGTATGGTGGATACAGGCATTATTTCCTGAAACTAAAGGACATCTTATAGTTGATCCCAGTATCAAAACTCCATTAGTTGCTGCCACTTGGTTATATAAGAAAGGCTATCATGCTGCTACCTTTGTTGCTGGTGAAGACGACATGGCCAGTTACGGAGAGATGATTAAGAGTGGTAATGCACATGGTCAGAAGAATCCAGACGCTTTGAAAATAGGCAAAGGATTTTTCTTTCAACCTTTAGATTTCGCTATCAGCCCTCGTTTAGCAAGTGCTACAAATGCTCGCAGAAATGTTACAGATGGAGATCCCGAAGCATTTGTTCGTAGTATATTGGGACCAAAAATTAATCCAAAATTAGCAGAACTAGTACAAGATCAATTATATCCAACACTGCGTAAGGCAATGGGACTAAGTGAAAGTATTGAAGAAAGCTATTATGTTTTTCCTTCAGTTAAAGAGATTGCACAGCATCATATAACTACACCTGCTGAAGTACATCGTCAAATTAGTCGTGGTGTTAAAGTAGAATTTGAAAAAAATCAAGATATCGAAACTGCTACTGATATTGCAATGTCTAATATTGCTAAGAATTTAAAACATTATATTGATATATCGAAAAAAAAGTTTGGTGAGAATTTTGCCGATGGCAAAGGTCCAGGACGTTCAGGTGATAGTCAGAGACATGGTATCCCAAAACATGCTACAATGTCAGAATTAGAGCAAGCTAGTCATGCTAACGGTCGTAAAGGACAGTTAGCTCGTTGGCAGTTGAATATGCGCCGCGGCAAGAAGAAGGCCAATGAAGATGGGTTTGCTTTTGCTGCTGGTCCAGGTGGTAATGCAGATGGCAGTAATCTATTAGATAGGCAAGTTGGAATTAATCCATGGGATGTTGAAACACCAGTAACAGAAGTTGCTGATCAACCTTACAAACCAATAATACAGTCAAACCGTGCTGAAAAGTTTGTAGCTATAATTCCACAGACTGATAGCGGATCACGCATACAGATACGCATCACGCAGGAAACTGCTGATCCTGGCACAGTGGAAGTTGGCTTTTTTGATGAAACAGATCAAGCTAAACCAACTATCGCAGTCACTGGCAAAGGTGATGCTTTCAGGATATTTGCTACAGTAGGCGCGGTAGTGAGCATGTATGTAAAGAAGTTTGCACCAGATAGCATAGAGTTTGGCGGTAAAAGCAGCGAAGGCGGCAGGATCAAGCTTTATGATATGATCGCAAGGAACATAGGACGTTATTTGCCAGGTTATAAACTAGATCAAGATCACGAAGATTTCCAAGCTGGTGAAAAGCGTTACAAGTTCAGCAGGGCTAATGAAAATGTAAACGAAGCTAAGAAAATCAAGAAGCCAAAGACCATAATTGACGGTGCAGTGAAAACCTTAATCAACAAGGGTCGCAGCGAAGATGAAGCAATTGCTGATCTTAAGAAAGAAATTGATGGTAAGTTCTATGATCTAACTGAAGCAACTGATTACAGCAGAGGCGAAGAATTAGAAGGCATCGATATAATGGGTGCGCCAGTCTTCATCTCACATCATGCTATCGAACGTCTAGATAGAAAAGGCGAGCGTAGTGTTGATGTTGAAGAAATTTATGAAATCATCGAAAAAGCAGTAAGACAAAATGGCAGAGATATTGCTAAACTACATAACACAGATTTTATACTCAAAGGCGAGAATGGTCCTCCAAGAGAACCAAAAAATGGCTTAGGTCTTGCAATAGCAAAGATTGAAGACTCTGCAGGAAATCCAGTATATCTTATCAAGACTGTACATCCAAGATTACTTGTTGATAAATCAAAACCTGGATTTAGAGTTCAAGGATTAAAACGACGTTATTCAATGTATGAAGAAGTTGAAGATAATCACAAGCCTCGTGTCTAT